AATACATACATTAAAAGTGGTCTCCAGCTAGATGCAAACCATCCAGCTTTAGCTTCTGCTTCTATAACTCTAGCGGCAGCTGTTAATTCTTGAGTATTAGATTGTAGTAATTGTGTTTGTAAATCTGCTTTTAACTTTGCTTGTAAATCTTTATCTGGTACTGATTTTTCAATAGTATTAAAAAGAATTTTTGCTAAAGGCGCAATAGCTCCAAGCATTGGTAACATTTAATACCACTTCGCTTTTCTTTTTTTATCTGGTAACATTCTTTTTTGTCCACCAACTTGTTCTAATTGAGTTTCTTGTGGATTAGTCATTTCAATATCAACTGATTGTGCATAACCATCACTATTTAAAAATTGTGAATGATTAACTTGAGTTCCATATGCAGATCTTGAAGAAGAACTTTTATTAGAAGTTACTGAACCACCTTTTGCGTATCCTCTAGATTTTCCAGCTTCAGATAATGCAATAGCAATTGCTTGTTTAGGATTTTTTACAATCTTTGTAGATTTTCCAGAATGTAATTTTCCTTTTTTAAATTCCCTCATAACTTTACCAACTTTTTTTTGACTTTTGTCCATATTTATTCCTATTAGTTAGATCTTTGCTTATTTTGTTTTGCAAGAGATACTCCGGCACGCAGTTTAGCTAATTCTGCGTTTTGTTCAAGCTTATTTTCTTCATTAGTTTGATTCATAAGAGTTTTTAGCTTGTCTAAATTGATTCTATCTTCAGCTTCTTTACGTTTTTGCTCATTTTCTATAGCTCTTAAGTCAACTTCACGTGCTTTTAGCTTAATTAATGGGTCAGAATCATATTGTCCAATAATCTTATTCTCTTCATCAGCAAAATCTTTAGTCATTTCAGCTATTAATTGAGCTTTTCTAGATTCAATTTGAATAGTTATGTTTTTAATTTGTTGTTGAGCTTGTGGATCTGCTTGAGCTTGTTGTTGTAACATAGGTAGCTGTTGTAATTCCTGTATAAATTCTACTTGAACTTGTTCTTGAGCCATAATTGAAATGTGCTCTAATATATTTTTTTGTACCGCCATTATAATTGGAGGATTATTTCTAACCATATTCAATTGAACAAAATTTAAATGTGCATCAATGTGCGCTTTATGATCTTGACCAGCGAATGCTTGAAATGGTTGAGAACCCATTGCAGTAATATGTTCTAAACTTGGATCCATTGGCATTGGTTGTTTTGGTGACGGTAAAATCAAATCAATATTTTTTGTACCCATTGCTTCATACATAGATCTATAAGCTTGATAGATATCATGAATCTGTGGATTAGATTGAGCAAGTTGTAATTGAGTTTGTGCTAAACTAATTCTTTGAGATTGTGAAAATATATTTGGATCAGCAACTGGAAGTATATCTACTTTATCATCAAAGTCTGTTTGTTTAATTTCTCTTGCTCCACCTACAACATCATATGGATAAACTGGAGGTAAGTAAGTTGCAAATACATTTGCTAATAATTCAAATTCATTTTTAAGTGCACCATAAATTCTTTTGTGTATAGCTGACATTACACGCGATCCTCTTTCAAGTAATGCCATAGTAGTTCCCACTGCTGCCTGTTGGTTCATATCTCCAACTTGTGCATCAGCAATGCTCGCGAATCGTTGACTTGCATCAACTACGATACCCATTAATTGTAATAATGTTTGATCTGGGCCTTTAAAAGGTAAAGGCATAAATGCATCTCTTAAATTTCCGCCAGGTGCATCTACATCTCTAAATTCTCCTGGTTGTAATGGTTGTGCATCATCTCTAACTCTAATACCTCGCATTTTAAATCCAGAAGGTAAGTTAGCCAAAGTTCCCGCATCTAATAATTGTCTTAATGCAGATGTAGCAGTACGTGACAATCCACCAATCATGTGAATTAAACCAAATCCATAGAAACCAAGTCCTGGTAAAAATTTAAAGTGTACAAAGTAATTAGTTTTGTTTTTTAATGGATCATCTGATTTATAATTACGTTTTATTGATAGAACTTCTCTAGAAGATTCTTCAATAGTTACAACGTAAGGAAGTTTAATACCTGTAGGCTCACCAGTTTGAGGATCTTTATCTTCAAATCCTTCAAGATCTAAATTAACATGACATTCTAATAGAGTATAAATGTCATCTTGTTTTTCAATTCTAATGCCTTCTAATTCTCTTTCCTTCTTTTTAATTTCATCTTCTTTTACAGGTGGTTCACCTAAATCTACATCTTTATAAAAACCACTTACTTGTTGTTTTCTTAAATCATTTGCTGAAATTTTAATAACGTGAACAACTGCTTCAGCATCTTCTAATGAAGTTGCAGAATAAGGAACAATTAAATCTTCCGATGGAATAAATTTAGAAACAGCTCTACCTAATAATGCATCATAATAAACTTTTTTAAATGTAGATCCTGATAATGGTAAATAGAATAACATCTGATCAAATTCAGGTTCATATTCTTTCATTACATTCATTATTTGATAATTCATAAATTCTTTAACTCTCATTGCTTGGTCTTCTTTATTACGATCTGTTAAACCAACGATTTGAGTTCTTACCGGACCATCTGCTGGTAATAATTCTTTATAAGCTTGTGCTTGAAATTGTGTAACTGATTCTGCAAGTACCGGGTGAGTTACTCCTGATGCTCCTTTGAAAGGTTCTGTTCGTCTTTCATATTTAAATCCTAAAAGATCTAAACCATTTGTATAAGCTTGTTCCCAATCTTGTCTTGATGATTTATAATCTGTGTATTTTTCTTGAAGATCTGATCCTACTTCTCCAAGTACATCATCATCTAAAAATTCTGCAAGGTTTGCATAGTGATCTTCTCCGCCCATTGGAACTGCGGAACTTGGATCAAACGAAATTTCTGCGCCACCATCTTCATCCATGTTTATTTCAACGGATGAATCTTGTGACTGTTCTACTTCTTCTTGAATTATTTGTTCTGTTTCAGCTTGACCAGGAACTTCAATAGTAGTTTTTGTATTGGGTAATGACTTATCAATTTCTGCCATGATTAACTATACCTTCTTCTGAATAATGTTTCAACACCTTGTGAGTCAGGACCTTTAGCAGGAGGGACTGTTTTTGTCAATCCGCCATTAGCAAAATTTCTTGTATATCCTACATAAGCACCTTTGGGACCAACGTTAAGACCGAATCTTGAAGCAGTCCTATCTTCAGGATCTGATGTATAAGAAATTCCTATTCTAGGATCTCTTATATCCATTCTTGGATTAATATTTGGTTCAATTTTAGGTCCAAATCCTGGATAATTATTTTGTTTGGTTTTAGGACCAAACATTAAATTAATACCACCTTGTCCTCCTTCTTCTGTATTAAAATTTAAACCAGGAGATGCTTGTCTTGTTAATAAATCATTTACTTCTTGTTGATATTTTTCCTCTAATTCTTCCGCAGATAATTCTTGATTTTTACTTTCACTCTCAAGAAATTTTTTTTTAGCTTTACCACCATTTGCAAAACTTGCTATTCCACCATTTGCATAATCCATATCATAGTCACTCATATCTGGGTCTGGATATCTATCCATAATATCTTCGTAAGGAGATTGCTCTACTTTTTTTCTACCTGCTGCTCTTTGTTCAATTTTTTTTACATCTTTTATTTTTCCAGTTGCAATTTTTTCTAATCTTTCAACATCACTGTAAGCATCATTAATATTAAAAGCATCATAATCAAATTCAAAATCTCCTGGTTCTGCAGATGGTCTTGGTCTGTTTTCTATTACTGAAAAATCACCTGAAGATTTTATTTCTTTACCTGTTTCTATATTAATATCTGATTTAGGGGGTCTATAATTTAATTCAAAAGGTGTGTCTCCTACTCCACCATAATTAGATTCAATAGAAATTTCTCCAGTTACTTTATTTTGTGTGAGTGTGATTGTATCTGGTTTACCGGTCTCTGAAGGTATTTCTAATTTTTTAACAGTAGTCATGTCTTCAACATTTTTAACTTTAGGAGAAATATCAGAACCTTCTTTCATAATTTTATTAACAAGTGGACTAAACCATTCAGGCATTCCAGAAACTTTAGGTAAAACTTTCCCAGCAGCTTTTATAGCTTTAATACCTGTACCTTTTAATGCTTTTCCTAAAGCAGGTAATGCGGCAATACCACCCATTATTTTTAATAAAGTTCTACGATCCATTATTGAGCTTCCTTATTTTTGTTGGATAGATAGTCATATAGAGTATATCCAGTAGATGCAATAAGTCCTGGTATTCCTAAAAATCTAGAAGCACCTGCTATAACTCTTGGATTTAATCCTAATCTTAATGCAGTACTTAATTTTCCAGGAATTGCTTCCCCTACATTTTTAAGTGTACCATAATTTTTTAAAGCACCCATAATTCCAGTTGCTTGAGCTGCTGCTGGAGCTGCAACAGTTCCTGCTCTTTTTCCTAAAGTCTCCATTGTAGCAAGTCCTAAATAGTTTAACGGATCAGTTCCAATATCTTTTAACGTTGTATCTTCATCTAATGCTTGTGGTATTGTAAATGCAGCAGTCGCTAATGGACTACCTAGTCTATAGAATCCTTTTCCTAATACTCCCTTAACAGGAGACTTACCCGCGATCCGCGCTTCTTCAATCGTCTTCTTCGCATCAGGTAAACCAAGTCCAACTGTTGCTCCACCGATTACTGCCGCAGCTTCGCCAACCATCTTTCCAATTTGTTGAACTTCTTCTGGTACTTCATTATCCGCGATCCAATATAAAAGATCCGATTGAGATGCTTTTTGATTCAGGTCATCTGGACTAACGAATCCTGCATACGGATCGTATTTAATAGGTGACGCTAATTTTTGTTCTGGTACTTGTCCCTCTACTGCTTGATCTTGCATTGCGGTTTGCGTGTCTTGAACCGAGGACGGGGATTTGGCTTGTGCTGTTCCTATAAGTGCAGTTCCGGCAAGAATAGGTAAAGTAAATTTATTTAATCCTTTAGGTGTATAAGTTTTAATTACATCAATAATTTTTTCAACAGGTTTATTTAAATTTTCTGTGTAACCAATAAATCTAACCGGGTTACCTGCTTCATTTTTAAATATTCCTTTTGGAACATCAGGTCTTAATGGAACTTTTAACTCTTTTGCTTTTTCAACGATATTATTAATTTTAGTTTGAGCTTCTGGATTGCTATAATTTTTTTCTATAAATTTTTCTGCATCAGGAG